ATAAAGGATCAGAAGGGAATTGATTATTGGTGGTCTCGTGGCAACACATTTGATCCAGTTATTCTGCATAGGATGATGCTTGCCACAGATAAGATGGACGAGTTCAACAAGTGTCTTAAGTTTTACATGGTGAGAGACATACGTACTCATATTGATGCTAAGTTTGATTATTCTGTGAAGAACGGATTTATCCCCGTCAGCGACTTAGAGTATTGGAAAGAGACGTTTATCGCACATGACAGTACACACGATGTCGCTGCCGATGTGCTGAGACTTCAGACTATACACAGAGGAGAGAATGACATGGAGCAAACCAATCGATGATAGATTATAAGTACAACGAATCGATACTGATGACTGAGTTGAGTGACTACGTAGACTCTACCTATGGTCAGCACTATTCCCAGGATAAAGTTCAAACTACTGAGTTCGTTATCGATGCTGGACACGGTGAGGGTTTCTGTTTGGGTAATGTTATCAAATACACCCAACGATACGGAAAGAAAGATGGCAAGAATAGAAACGACTTGCTTAAAGTTCTGCACTATGGTTTGATTGCATTGCATGTGCATGACCTTGAGGAGGCGAAGCGAGTCATTTAAACTTAAATCGTGAAGATTGTAAATAAAATAAAAACTTTACTGTGTATTGTTATAAATAGCAGTACGTGATTTTAAACTATGATAGGTGAATAAAATATGAAATTTAGTAATGATACACTGAGCATACTCAAAAACTTTTCGACCATTAATCCCAGCGTAGTTTTCAAGCCGGGTTCTGTTATTAGAACAATATCTCCCCAAAAGACCGTAATGGCTGCAGCCCAGATTGGCGAAGTTGTCGAGCAGCAGGCAGGTGTTTATGATCTATCACGATTCTTAAGTACGCTTGCCCTTTTCGATAGTCCAGAAGTTGTCTTCGGCACAGATCGATTTACTATTAAAGGGGGTAAAAGTGAGCTACGATATACTTACACTTCCGAGTCTCTAATCGTCTCGCCCCCCGAAAAGGATATTGTTGTTCCTGACCCAGAAGTGTCGGTCGACATAACTTGGCAAGCCATAGACGGAGTGCTTAGAGCAGCCGGTGTGTTGCAGTTGCCCGAAATTGCTTTTATTGGCGATGGCAGCAGTGTTACGTTATCAGCAGTTGATAGTAAAACATCTACAGCCGATAACTACAATACAGTTGTAGCTGATGATTTAGATACGGAACCATTCAACATGATTATCAAGGTCGATAATCTTAAACTACTTCCGACTGATTATAACGTGACGCTATCCTCTAAGGGTATGGCTCACTTTAAATCAGAGAAGGTCCAGTACTGGGCAGCTATTGAAGCGAAGCAAATTTAACTTAAATATAGGAGACTATTATGACAGAAGATGCACAAGTAAGTGAAGAAACGGCTGAAGAAGAACCGCGTTTATCGCTCCAAGATATTTCTGCCGCAGTTCAGATTATCGATGTTGCAACATCACGTGGCGCTATTAGGGGTGAAGAGCTTTTGCCAGTAGGCACAGTTCGCTCACGCTTTATGGATTTCTTGGAACACGCTAAAGCTAATGGCCAAGATATCGATCTGCCTGGACAAGCACAGTCTGGTGATGAGTCGGCTGCAGCCTAGCTAGACGGGGGAGTAAGTTATGCTTGACTTACTTCCCCCAACCCTGTATACTATTGTATAGGGTAATTATATTATGGAGCATTTGCTATGCAGGATGATTTTTTATGGGTAGCCAAATACAGGCCGCGCACAGTTGAAGACACCATTCTTCCTGATGATTTGAAGAAAACGTTTCAGACGTTTGTTGACCAAGATAATATTCCAAATCTGCTATTAACTGGCCGCGCAGGAGTAGGTAAAACCACTGTAGCTAAAGCTATGCTGGATCAGATAGGTTCAGACTACATAACTATCAATGGTTCAATGAACGGTAATATAGATACGCTTCGATGTGAGATTTCTAACTTTGCATCGAGCGTATCTTTTACTGGTGGACGTAAATACGTTATACTAGATGAGGCAGACTATCTAAACGCGAATTCTACGCAACCTGCCCTTCGTAATTTCATGGAAGAGTTTTCGAAGAATTGCGGATTCATTATGACGTGCAATTTTAAGAACCGAATTATCGAGCCTTTGCATTCTAGATGTAGTGTTATCGAGTTCAACATACTAAATAAAGATAAGCAATCTATTGCTGCACAATTCTTTAAACGAGTTTGTGGTATTCTAGATACCGAAGGAGTGGAATATGATAGAAAATCTGTCGCTGAAGTCATACAAGTTTATTTCCCTGATTGGCGCCGAGTGCTTAATGAACTACAGCGTTATTCTAGTACTGGTCGCATTGATGCTGGTGTATTAGCAAATAAGTCTTCGGATAACATTTCTATTTTGATTGATCTGATGAAAGATAGGAACTTTACTGCCGCACGTAAATGGGTCGCAGAGAATCAAGATATGGATTCCTCGGTTCTCTATAGAGAGTTGTATGACATTCTGCCTTTGAAGATCCAGAGTACTCAAAGCATTGCTGATGCTATTATTATTTTAGCAGAGTATCAATACAAAGAGGCTTTTGTTGCGAATAGTGAGATCAATAGAGTTGCCGCACTCGCGACTCTTATGGCAGAAGTTGAGTGGAAATGAAACTGAATCCTTTTAGCAAGTCTGTTGATAAGATGTGCTTAGTATGCGATGAACCGGCTGGAAAGTCTCCTTCTGAGATTCGTTACAAGTATAAAGACGGTGAGGCAACTGCTTATCTCTGTAAAATTTGTGGCGATGATATTGAAAATGATGACTTAGATAAGGAGACTGATGATGACCTCGCCATTTGACTACGTGAATAGTATAAACTCCAATAAGGTTAATATGATGCGAGATAGCGAGAACGATGTTCTTGCCGAGAAGGCATACGAGCCATGGATAGTTAATAACGCATTGTCATATTTTCCTGACACCATTCTTCATGCAAACCTGATGAACATGTACCACCAACTCGATAAGCGACCGCAATACGAATTCTGTATAAATAGTATTAGACCCAAAAAAAGATTTTCGAAATGGGTTAAAAGTGCTAGTAATGAAGAACTTGATTTGGTCTGCCAATTTTATCAATGTAATAGAAAAACCGGCCAAGAGTACCTATCTTTGTTGTCTAGTGATCAATTAGATATCATGAAAGAACAACAAGAAATAGGTGGTATAAATAATGGACGTACTAGATAGCTTAGTTGAGGTCAATCTGCCAAATGAGGAAAACTTTCTCAAAGTCAAGGAAACTCTCACCCGAATTGGCATAGCATCGAAAAAAGAACAAAAGTTATATCAGTCTTGTCATATATTGCACAAGCAAGGACATTATTTTATCGTCCACTTCAAAGAGCTTTTTATGTTAGACGGCAAGACGAATGATTTTTCCGATGATGATAAGGCACGTAGAAACACTATTATCAACTTGTTAGAAGAGTGGTCACTTGTCAAAGTTGTTGATGGTGATAAGAGTTCCGATCCCACTGCCCCATTATCTCAGATTAAAATTCTACCCCATAAAGAGAAGAGTGAGTGGGAACTTATAGCGAAATATTCCATAGGTAAGAAAAGGTAGTTACACTATACATTGAGGACAGACTTTTATATGCAAACGACCAATATTACCAAAGTACATAAGCTATTTCCCGAAGCGCATATTCCCGTATATGGCAGCGAGTGGGCAGCTTGCTTTGATCTCAGCGCATCAATTCGCAATGGCGATGAGATATCTGTCAGAAATGACTCTAATCGGAAGAGTGTTCGTATCGTATGTGATAATATGTTTACACTATATTCTGAGGAACGATGTCTCGTGCCAACCGGTCTAATATTTCACCTCTCTCAGATAGAGTCTTTACGTATTCATCCTCGCTCGGGGCTTGCTTGGAAAGATGGTATAAGTGTAGCTAACTGCGAGGGCATAGTGGACGCAGATTACGTGGATGAGACGTTTGTTATGCTACACAATCTCTCTACTAAACCTTTCCTAATCGCAGACGGAATGCGTATAGCACAAGCTGAGATTGTTGAATGCAGATCACAGACTTTATTTCTTCTGACTCCAGATGCGCCTGTATCAAAAACAAGTCGCGATGGTGGCTTCGGATCAACAGGAGT